ACATCAACAAACCACACCGTTTTGCCAAATCTGTCTTTTTTGCTCTTGATTTCGCCGTTTGGGTAGTTATTTTTAACCCATTCTGAAATTTCATCATCGGACATGCCTATTGTTTTGTCAATAAAGCGATTCCATATTGAACTAGCGATTTTATGACGCGCTAATCCACTCATCTTGCCTCTTCTTCTTCCATTGGACTGCCATTGATTAGTTCTTCAACAATCAACTTGGCATAACGACGACGCAGTTTCCAGATTTTTCCGTTCAATTCAAGCATTGCCTGCGTATTGCGAGCCTTTTCTGTAATTTTTGCATCGTAAAACCCGTACTTTGCAAACATGATTTCATCTAAATCAGAATTTTCAATCAAAATGTCCGAAATCCAATGCGCTCTGTCGTCAATTGCCATCATCAGATTGCAAAGACCCTCATAACCAAAGTCGTTATAGACCTTATTGACGACCATGCCGCAGTAATTGGAGCGAAACATCTCATCTGACTTGCGCGCACTAGCAATGAAGTCACTAAGAAATGCCAAAAACTCGTCTCTGCTTGGAATTTCTTCCCCGTCATTAAAATCTGACATAGATATCCAATCTTGTTTGACAAAAATATTTGCGCGACATGAACATTATCGCATTACGCAATGTCAAACTAGCGAAAGAATAAATTTTTCAGATTGAACCTTGGTCTTTGAAACCCATGAGTACATGTTCATTGACGCATTTGCACGGTCAAGCATGTCTGCATCGCGATAGTGGTCAAGATACTCGCCAATTGCATTAAGCATTGACCAGCCGTTTTCGCCATACCCGCCAGCATTATTTGAGTTCTTGTAGATGTCTCTAACGACTGCCCAAACTTGCTCGCGATTCTCTTCTTGGCGCTGTGTTTCTTGCGTCTTTTTAGGGAAAGCAGTAGAAATAACTTTGTCAATTTTTACTGGATTCATTGGGATTGCGAGCAGTTTTTCTGCTGTACGACTGAATTCTGCAGCCCACTCCGTAGACATGCGTAGAACCGTCTGTGCTTCTTCCATTGCAGAGTCCGCATTGCGAGTGTGGCGCGCCGTAAACACGCTCCTAGCGGCGTCTAAGCCTGCGATTACGGTGTTCTTGCATACGGCACGAATTGAAGTGTTTGCGAAAGTGATTGGAGTCTTCCCGTTGTGCCCGTTACGCACGAGAAGGAAGCGCTCAATCTGGTCGTTGACGCCAGTTGGGTCAATAATCAGCCCGCCCAGGTCAATGCAGGCGAAGAATTCACGACCGCCATCAAGGACTACGACGGTATCAACCACGGCGTCCCCCTTTGAAGCGCCCACAACATCAAGCGCACGGTCTAGAACCTCGCGATTTTGCTGAACAACAAAGCGAGTGCCGACCGTTGATAGACCATCAAATGTTCCGTTCGGATTAACCCGCACGGTGGCCCTGGAATCGTCAATTATGACTGGGGTTCCGTCTGGATTGCGCAACATATTGCCCTCTGCGTCAATCGCGGCCACGCTTGCCAAAACCACATCAAAGTCTGCCTGAGCGGCTACGAGCATCTGCTCTGCAGTCAGGGCGTCTTTGTCCATTGGCTTTCCAAGTCGGTGCCATGGAATCTCTCTATTTGAATACGCCATCTTGGCGCGTCCGTCTTTTCCAATTTCTATGTTATGTGCCATGCAGACATACTATCGGATAAATCTACCGAAAGGCGAACTACACTATTTCGGGTTTTGATGGCGCAACTTTCGCGCTAGGGTGAGAATATGACCAATATCTATGAACTAATAGACGAATCTATTCAGGACTTGCTTTCTAGGTCCATTGCGGGCAAAAGAAATTTCATCAAAATCACCGAAGTCGTTGATTTACTGCTGAAAATTGAGAAATCAATACCTGAAATCGTCATTGATGGTGACGAATTTGTCAAGTACTTTAAGGGAAATTCGCAAAAGTTGTAATCAGCCTGTAATCATTTGATAAACTAGATGTACTTGCGATAAAGATACATAGCGCGGAAATTACTAGGACACCGCAGACATATCCACCGACAGCAGGAGAGAAAATTGAAAACAATTACTGGATGGGGAATTTCTTTACTTTTTTTCACCCTTGGCGTAGCAATACCAGCCGAGGCGGCAACAGTGCCGACAGTTGATTCATGGAGAGAACCCTCCCAATCAGCGCAATTGTTGCAAAAACAGGATGAAAGACGGGCCCAATCGGAGAAGCCAATCGTGTTTGCCCATGGGGATATTTCCTGGCTTCCTCAACTGGCCGCTCAGGCTGGTTGGCCTAAAAAGACTTGGAAAAAGTTGGGGCAAATCATCCTTCGCGAGTCGGGCGGTTGTCCAAATCGCATCGGCAGTTCCATCGTTGACGAAAACTGCAACATCACTGGCTATACCAAGGCAACAAATAAGTCAGACTCTGGTTTGCTCCAAATAAACGGCGTTAACTGGGATATGAGTCGCAATAAAAACGCCATTGCCTGTGTTCAGTTTGGGTTCTGCAAGCAAAAAGACCTGCTTGACCCCGTGAACAACCTAAAGGTTGGACGAGAACTGTTCAGGCTTGCTGGATGGGACCCATGGGACCCGTGTGCATGGGGTCCTGAATATGCACATAGATGCAAATAACTAGGTAGGCTCCTGCCATGAATATTCGTGGCGAAATACTAGTTGATACAGCAAAAATCATTGACGGTGAGCGCAACAGTTCGTACGGCGAACCATTTGACGACTTCACAACAACTGCAGAGTTCTGGCAAACATACCTTGAACGCACCATCCTTCGGCGCGGAGGATTAATCATGAAGCCGCACGATGTTGCGGCGATGATGAACCTACTAAAGACTGCTCGTTTAACATGGACTCCAGAAAATGAGGACCACTGGAAAGACGCAATTGGTTACTCTGCATGCGGCTGGGAGTGCGTAACAAAAGAAGCCGATGAAAAGTGAGTGGTTATAACCCTGGCTTTGATATCAGCCCAAATTTTGATGCCGACCTTGCGTTTGGCCAACAAGGCGAAGAGTCGGTAAAGAAGTTTTTTCAGAGCCTGATATCAGGTTCAAGCGAAGTAAAGACCGATAGATATCGCAATGGCAGGATGGTGGTAGAAACAGACCAAAACCCGTATAACAAAGGGTGGAAAAAGTCTGGAATCAATGTAACCACAGCACAATGGTGGGTCTACATCTACTCGCTTGGTGAAGCATTCGTGATTGTTTCGGTTGAGCGGTTAAAACGGTACTTGCGCGCCAATCCAAGCCGTTTTAACGAGGAAACAAAAGGTAATTTTGCTCGCAATTCAGACAATCCTACACGAGGCTTTCTACTTGAACCAGATGAAGTGATGGACATGCTATACAACAACAGGTACGACTGAGATATGGCCTTTGACTATGTAAATTCCTTTTATGAAGGTGGAACTTGGGCCAAAAAAGTGGCGCGACGACTAAACGACAGCGGTATTCGCTGCCGCGCAACCGAAGTTCAAATTGCAAAGAGCAATGAGGAGCGCGAATTTATGACCAAGCATGAAAAGGACATCGTTTTTGAATGGTCCGAAAACTGTCTTGAGGTTAAATCATCAACCAGAGACTTCACCGATGATGTTCTTTCCTACCCATTTAATTCGCTTTTCGTTGATACCGTTTCTGGCTACGATGCAAAGGTCAAGAAACCAGCAGCATATGTCTTGATTTCACAAATATCGCACGGCATAGTTTGCATCTCCCCAAAGACATATGAGAAGTGGAGAAAAGTCAGTGCATTTGATAAAAAACGAGAAATAAATGAGTGGTTCTATAGCGCCCCAAAAGATATCCTTATCCCATTCAGCACCCTTGTTGAGTTCTTAAATAAGAAACAAGATGGCGGATGGTGGGAATAAAAGCAATGGAACATGGCATGGAAACTGAAAAATGTGGAGTTTCTTGGTGTGATGTTTATGACATGACGCCATGGAAGGCTCAGTGTTCTTACGAAGGAACAGGAAAATGCGGTGCGCAAGCAGAATACGAAACGAGGAAAATGATGGATAAAAACAAAATAGCGAAAATGGACATGGAAGCATTCCGCCAACTTAAAGATGCAGAGAACGAGCGCGACAAGTGGAAGGAAATCGCCACCAAACTGACCAGCAATGAGGTTGAAGGCTGGGAGTCTGAATCAGAAATCATGGCGAAGAAGGCGCTTAGCCTTGAATTTGAACGCGACCGATGGAAGGCAATCGCTGGCGACGCGCGAGGAGAGGCTGAAAAATGGTGCAATCTTGCTGGAGTAATGCATCAGTATCTAGTTGAGGGCAATCCATACGAAGCAATGGAAGTTTACGAACAGACAGCCAAGAAATGAGCGAGATGACTTACGAAGATTTTCTGGACAGAGTCCAAAATCCTGTCACCAAGTGCCTCATGCATGATGATGCGACAAATGCGGCGAATTTGATTGAATTATGGCGAAAAACGGCAGTTAAATTGAGTTACTGGGCAGAACACGAGGATTTTGATGCAATGCGCCACGAACTCGCACATGCGTATATGCTTGAAAAGGCAATTATCAATAAACTCAGTGCACAATAGGTTGGATAAATCTAACCGACTACAGGAGCCGTTATGAAAGTTATAGACACCCACGAAGTATCCATAGATATTTTCGGTGATGGCAAGGATATTTGGTCAGCGCGGTGGGCTGGCGGCACAGAGGTTGACATCTACAGGGGTGATGCGATTAATAACCGCATGGTTGCTCAGCATGTACTACGCTTGCAGTTCCCAGGAACCGACCTAAAAGAGTTTGTTTATTGGGCGGAATCAACCCTGAACGACTGCATCAAGAAAGCCGAAAATCCATATGGCAAAGAAGAAGTACTCTCATAACCATTTGATGATTAATGCCGAGACGGCATTTCCAATCACCAACAAGCGGCAACTGCGCAGGTTCCTGAAAGGCACTGCAGAGACAATCGGCGTTCATCGCCTCGGAGGCACGCGCGTGCGCTACTCCAGGCGCGCGGGCGCGCGAGGGCTTATTGGCTCACTCATGCTGGATACTTCACACATCTCAATTCACATCTTTGATGAGCCGATTCCAGCCCATGTACGAATTGATGTCTACACATCGGGCAACCTGGATGTTGAGTTGACCATACTCAAGATTGTCAATGACCTAAAGATTGACGACATTCAGTGGCTGCACTACAACCGAACAAGCGGATTCAATTTGCGAGCAGAAGGCAGCATGCTCTCAGATGTGTTTGAATCTTAGATAAATCTAACGGGAATTGCAAGATGAGTGTTATTTTATTCAGGGGTCTAGACATCGGAGAGATTCCGCCTACCCCTGCGTCCCCTTACGGAATCCCAGACATGCAAGCAACTCAGGTGCTGCTCAAATACGCTCGGGAGTTTGGGTATCCAATCGGATACATCCAAGAGCAAAAGGGTGCTTTGATTCAGAACCTGCTGCCAGTCAAAAAGAATGAGACTGAGCAAATCAGTTCATCATCCAAGGTGGAACTGGCGCTTCATACAGAGACTGCGTTCCATCCGTACAAGCCATCGTTTCTGCTCCTGCTGTGTTTGAGAGGTGACAGCGCGGCGCATACTACATATGCATCCCTTAACGAAATCATTCGGAAATTATCTCCTGAAACTGTAGAGACACTAAAGCAGCCATGGTTTGAAACAGGTGTAGACCCATCATTTAAAGAAGACGGAGCATCAGACACCAAGTTCACTTTGTCAGTACTGCAAGATAATGGCAAAGGCCTGGAACTCGTATACGACGACACGGTGATGACTGGGATAAATACTGCTGCACAACTAGCACTAGAAGAACTAAGAGAGGCAATCAACTCATCGGTTGAATCAGTCGTATTGCGATACGGGGACTTGTTGGTGCTCAACAACCGAATCAGAGTGCATGGCAGACGACCATTCCAGGCACGGTACGACGGAACCGACAGATGGGTGCAGCGAGCACTAGTGGTGGACTATCCGATACCTGCGGACCAAATAGAGGGCCATATCATCACCACCACGCTTTAGGATTGGATAAATCTATTTAGGAAATGGGGCACCAAATTTGTGTCATATGCGCCCCCACACAGCCAGCACATCTCTGGAAAGTTGACGGGGCTTCTGCCCTGCTCTCGGGGTCGGCTAGGGGTGGTAACTAACACGGTTATCCACAGGCGAACGCTTGTTCGTATGGTTATCCACAGGCTTGCCTATGCCCTTGTGGATATCGTGCCTAGTTATCCACAGCCAAACGCTTGTTCGCACCACGCTTGCAAGGTCAGCCTAACGCTTGTAAGGTCAGCCTGATACGAACAGATGTTCGCAGTATCGCCATACAAATCGCACAAAAAAGTTACACAATTGTCACACGAAAAAGCGTCTAAATACTTGACACAGAGTTGCCTAGACGATAGTGTTACTACCTATAAGGAACAACCACAAGGAGAGCCACAATGTCACAGTCCATTACCTCAATGCTTAGCCAGATGAAAAAAGACCAACTAGTAGAGCATGCAACGAACCTAACCGTTGCTTACAATGAACTACGCAACGAACACGCTTACCTTGCTAAGCGAGTAGCACAGTTAGAGGCGCAACTGACACAGACCAACGCATAGCGATACCACATAGGCAGTGTGTATGACCCCACGATACACACTGCCTAGTAGGTACGCACACCATAGGCGCACACCATAGTGTCTTAGTATGTCGCACGCTTATTGTTTCACTAGCGTCGCAAGCGTCACGGGTAGTGTTACGGGTATCTCATAGTGTGTAATAGCGCAGTATCCCTATGAGATAATCTAATTACCACCGTAATCCGTTGAGCCGTTAGGGACATATGACGCAGTTTGAGTTTGACGCTAAGGCAGGTAATCGTGCGCTAAGGAAACTTGGCGGTTCTATCGGTCGTGGTGGTGGTCGTGGTGGTCGTGG